ATGCGCTTCATCAGGCTTGCTCTGATATGCTTGGCTATCTGGGCGACAACTCATGTAGCGATCCAGACTGCTGTGGTGGCCCATATTATGAAAAGGAAGATTTTGATCGTGGGCAAGATACCTTGCGAACACTTGGTTTGCGCTTCGTTGAGTAAAATCCCGTCACCCGAAGGTGACGGGGATCACCGCCGCAGCGATGACGGGGAATAGTAAACCCCAGAACACCTATGGCGACTGGGGCTGCTGCGCTGAGAACAACACAGCGTGGTGAAAAAATACTAATCTGCCTCAAGCATTTCGGTGGTTATCATAACCCTGCCTACAGCGCCATACTTTTTATGGTACGTTATTGCCCAGGCCGCTCGATCAGCAATCCAGCCACCACGCGCAGCATAGGCGTCACGCGCTGCCAAGGTTGGATGCTGAACGACAGTTACGCCGTTATATTCTTTCTCGTCCCTGTGATGGCGATGTCCACAGTGTATCTCACGCCTGCTAGTCCTGCCCCATTGCTGTGGGAACTGCGCCGCAAACAACAGCGGTAGGCTCTCGTTCTTAACTTTATGACCATGATGGATGCCCAGCATAGTGCTGCCCCATTCAAACACATAGAATGGTAGGACGCTATCGTTGACAGTGACGCGAGGTTCTTCTTCGTAATGCACCGAAAACAAATCAGCTAGCCAGCCACTTGCTTCTTCGTCGTGATTGCCTTCTGCTATAATCAGATGCACTTCCTGATGGCGCAGCAAAGACATTGTTACCAGCGATCGAATGACGCGGATTGCAGACTTGCGTATCTTAGGGAAACGGCTGTCAGCATCCAGAACGTGCTTTGAAGCTGGCGTTACTGGTGTCTTGCCATCTGTATGCAGAAAGTCGCCCTGGATGTTAATAACTGCCGTATGAGCCTTTGGGCTTTGTTCTATCATTTGTTGCAGTGCAGCAATGATGGTGCGCTCTGCGATAGATATGTTCCAATCGCTTCCACCCTCTTTATGCCATGCCAGCATTCCAAGATGGTAATCAGTGAACGTATAAAGGTTGCACAGATGCTCCTCAGAAGCCACTGGAGCAGCAATTGATACCACAGGCGGTATCTCGTCCTTAAAGCCCTCAACTGCCTCTCTCATGGCATCCACAAGAGCCTCATGGCTTAGTGATGCCTTTACCCATTGTCCGGCTGGTTTGCCTTCAGCGTTGTAATAGGTGCTGACGCCCTTGGCTACATAGCCATCAGGAACAGGTCGAGTGAAGTCATGATCAGGCGAATAGCCGAATTTTGCAGCCTTGCGCTTTACCGCAAGATAAGTCTCGCTTGCGCCACCAATGTTCATGCCTAATTCAGTGGCCGCTGCCCTAGCACTTCCAAGGCGCTCTATGGCCTCAAGAATTTGCTTCTGACGAGGCGTGCAATACCTGTACAGATTTTCGTCTATCGTTATAGTCGATGGCATTTACTTGCCTTTCGGACAATCATCCTCGCAGAGACACACAAAAACGCCATTATGTAGCTCTATTTCTGCCACAGTTTCAGGCGTGTCTTTTGTCGTGTCATAGGTGATGGGTTTCGCAATAGCGCAATAGCTATTTGTCGGAACGGCTTCTGTCAAATCTGTTACGCAGCCGCTCAGTGCGCTCAGGATCAGGGACGATAATAGCAGCTTCGCCAAGTGCGATTTGCTCGTTGATGGCATCGTTTATTTCCTTGATCGTTTCCTGACGCCCTTGCTGCTTCCAACGCGCTTTATCGAGATAGGCAAAAAGCCTTTCGATTAAAGCCAGCAAGGACGTCAGGAACTTCATTATTCAGCGGACTCAGCTACAGGCTGCTTGCTGAAAACAGACCATACAGCAACGCCAATGGTAGCTACGGCAGCAGCCAACGCATCAACCGTTGCGCCATCGATAAGACCTTTTCCTGCCAGATAGCCAAAGCCAGCCGCAGCCACTGTACGAACGATTCCAAACAATTGTTCCTTATTCATGTCATTTTCCTTTACGCTTCATTGATGGAAACTTTCCCACCCTTCATATATACAGGCTTTCCGATTACAGGCTCACCCTTAGGCCATCGTGAAGCCACCAATCTTGTCTTGCCTAGCTTCATGACATTTACAGCATTACCCTGATTGCCACCAAGAACAAAATAATGCCCAGCATCTTCGCCAACATAAAAGCCAACGTGTCCGCCACCAGCGCGATCAAAGACCAAGATTGCTCCAGGAGCTAATCGATCGCGGCGCAGCAATGAGCCATAATCAGCCCATGCCTTTGCACGCATATAATATTTGGGGAAGGGCAACCCAGCCTCTTGCATACAGTGCGCCACAAATACGCCGCACCAAGGAGTCTCGTCATCTTTCCACCAAGCATTTAGCTTCTCAAGCCAGCCAAGAATAATGCCGTTGTGTTTTGGGCCTTGCACTTCACGAAGCCCGTCAAACTTCTTGGCAGTTTCAAGCCAGCTAGGAAGCAATGCTCTCATAGCAAGCCTAATTTAGTTCCCACAAAGCCCATAACTGCCATCACAAGACCTAAGATGAATCTATCAACCCAAGCGTTTGTCTCTTTGGTTTTAGGCGCTGCAAGTTCCAATGCGGAGATGCGATCTTCAATCTTGCCGATAGCTTTGAACGCACGCTCCATTGCATCAGCAGTCTGGGCCTGACGTTCTTCAACGAGCGCCAGCTTAGTGATTGCCTTAGATAATTCGCTCAGTGCAGTCTTCATTTCAACCACATCACTGTGAAGCATATCTATTTTAACAGTTAGAACATTCTCTTGGTTCACAGTAATCACCTAATTATTTGATGCAGTCTGGCAATCTTGTTAAGCGGGTCTGACAAGCGCAACTGTTTCTACGTCATATGACCCAGAAGCCATAGCCAATCGCAATTCATCGCCGTTCGTAAATGTGTATGTTCTAGCAGCGGGGGAGCCGGAAACATTGTTGGAAACAACGGTCGCTACATAACCCCCAAAGCAGACAACAACTTCATCATAAAAAACAGTGCTTCCGGTATTTCCGGTTACACCAATTTTGGCAAAAATAACTGCATTTCCGCCAACTTTTATCTCGTTTTCAAACGAATATACAACGGCAGCGGAAGTCCCTACCGTAACCCTTGGATATGCGCCGATGACAGCGGTAGCATTGTTATATCTGTCTTGAAAATAACTGTTAGACATTTCGCCGGACGCATAGGTCGCAAGCGATGCAACTGAGTTATTGACAGAATATATTTGATTTACGCCGTATGTACCTGGCACTGAAGCGTCGAGATAAAGGTCAGTTGCACTGGAACCTTCATAGTCGCCGCCGATGATTGTAATGTTGCGAACATCACTTAGCTGAAAGGCAGCCTCATTTCCGCCTGCGTTAAGAGGGTTTTCAACAATACACCCGTAGAAGCCCAAGCCCCAAGCTGCGTTGATACGAATGCCCGTGCAGCGGACAGAATAAAAGTTGCAAGTTGTCAAAACAAGTTGTGCGGGGCCAAAGTCTAACCCGTTAATGACAATGCGCGAACAATGTATATCGCTGAACGACATACTGGAGCCTGTACGACTCAGATAGATGTGCGTGTTATCTGTTGGGCCACCAAGAAAAGTTAAGTTGGCAAAGGTGCTGGCAAACACATTCTCAATCCATAAGCCAACCGATCCGTTAGCACCCGTTGTGGTCATGGCGGACAAGTCAAACTGCAGCCCGTTTATGTGTATATCGCCAACATTTGCTGCTGCATCACCATCGGTGTCAATGCTAATGATGCGCGTGCAAGCAGCCGTCCCTTTCAAGACCGCGTTTTCACCAAAAAGCGTTATACCGTTAACAGGGCCGTTGTTAGTGCTATCAACGGGAACAATCCGCAACCCTGAAACTTTGTATATGCCACGGGGGAAATAAATGCCGCCGCCAGTGTCAGCCACAACAGAAGGATTTCCAGCAGGCAGCTTAAATACGTCAATCGCAGCTTGAATAGCAGCCGTATCGTCAGCAACGCCATCACCGACAGCGCCAAAATCTTTGACGTTCAACGGCGCACCGTTGATCATTGAGTAAGAGGCTAAAGTCAGGGACATATTATTTCCTTACACGTTATACGTGATGCTGGCGGCAATTCTGTAGCCGTCGCCGCCTGGATAAGTGTTATTGTAGTTTAGCATTTGCACAGTATTCGTAGCAGAAAAAGTCATTGCTACGGCGTTTCCTGTCGTTTGATACTCGCGCCCTACGCCTGCATCAAATCTAGTGGTCGCAGCATTAAACGGCAAACCTGTAATTAGCAGGGCGTTTGCCCCCGTACCGTTTGTGGTAATAATAATATTCATGTTTACGGTAACTTGTCGGCCAATTTTTGTGTAGTTTCCAGACGCGGTATAAGTCGTAATAGCGCCGCCAGCGGGTGTAACTACAGGCGTCCAAGTACCTTCTTCATAGTCATTCAGCAATTCGCTGGTCATGCCAGCCGCGTGCGTGTTTGCGCTGAAGTCGATGCCTTTGCCAGCGGCAGGCGCAAATCCATTGGTAGTGATGTCGCCAGCGACAACACCAGCGATATTAAACTGCACTTTTGACGAAACAGGAGTTGTTGCGATTTGCATGAAGTTGGAGCCGTTGCTCCAGAAAAGGTTTGCAAAGTTTTCAGCGTTGTTTCCGCCCAGCAAGAACCCACCATTGGTTGCACCAGCGCCACCGTAAATGCTCAAATATGCACTTGCAGATGTGTTGGTGATGCCGACTTGTGTTCCGCCAATACTATAGGCAGGGGTTCCCGTTCCGAACGAACCAGACAGCGCAGACATAGCGCGTCCAGCAGTCACGTTGCCTATGCTAACCTTGACTGTTGAGCCGCCTTGCACAATCGGAAGAACTTCCGTGCCTGCAAGTGGGGTTGATGCTCCGGTTAACGCTGAGATTGTCTTATCTGCCATGTTCGTTCCTTAAATCATCCGGCCTTCAAAACGTGTACGCCAATTTGTGAGTGCGCTGCCAGACGTAACATCTACTGTTTTTGTCGAGCCGCTAATTGTCAGTTTAATATATGCCGTATCGCCAGCGTCCATATACGCAGTGACAGTGCCATCAATAACCAGTTCGTTTCCTGATGTGCGGCAAGCGCCAGGGCTTTTGCGATCAATCAGATATTCGCCGTTGCTTGTGACCAAAACTAACTGGCTGTCAGTATGGGCAGCACCAAGATCACCTAAAGAAAGTTGTGCCTTAAACTCGTAATAGCCGAATAAAGGAGCAGTGAATATACCTGTGGCTGCCGCAAACGCAGACGCCGTGTCGTATTGTTCGCTCCATGCAACAGCGTTAAATGAATATGCTGTGCCGTCACCAGTTACATTGTTAGCGTCGTTCGTTAACCCAGCCGCAAAAGCGCCGTTATCAGATCGAATGAAATCTGTTGTCTTGGCCCTATAGCCAGGTTCAATAGTGGCGTTTGTCGATACGATGTCATATTCGGTGGTCGCGTTAATATTTTTAATCAGCGACGATCCAGACGTAGCGCCTACACTGCAACCCTTCAGCGAGAAGTTACCCGCTGCATTGCCCATATCCATAAGCTGCGTTGTATTGGACGCGTTAGTCTGCAGGAAGCAGCCGCTAAAGTTTGCACAATGTGCAGTCGCTGCCTGATAAATTCCGCTTACACTATCTTCAAACCAGCAACCATCAAAGTTAGCTACCTGAATGTTGGTGCCTGTAAAGTCAAACCCACCGGATTGGCTAAAGACGCAGCCGACAAATGCCCATGCCGATCCAGCCAAGGCAACAACAGCATCATCGCAACCTGAAAAAGTTGTGTTCGCAAAGCGGTAGATAGCGCCTGCGCCATAAGCGCCGCGTGCAGCACCGATAACAAAGCAACCTGTTATCTCAGCATCATGGGCAAAGTCTGGTGCAGTGCCGCTACCAAGGTTAAAACCAGTGCTATTAGCGCCAGCTAGATCACTAATGGTCAGGTTAATAAAGCGGTTACGCCATGCCCCGCCGCTGACAGCCGATGCGTAGGCTTCAACTGCAATGTTAGCCAACGAGTTGCCGTCGAAAAACATATCTCGAACTGTGCAGTTTTGCCAGTTTTCAGTTGCGCCATCGCTGATGGAAAACATTTTTCCGCTAGATGCGCCAATCCACTTCAAAGTGGTTCGAGCAGGTTCACTTGCATTACCAGTGCCGTCACCAAAAAAGATTTGGCCATCAGCAGTTAATCTTAGCGTTGCCGAAATTGCATAGGTTCCCGTTGGCGCGTAAACCGCTTTACCAGTGTCTAGGGCGTCCTGAATAGCAGTGGTATCATCCTCTACACCATCGCCAACAGCGCCAAAGTCTTTGACTGAAACATATTGCTCCAGCTTTGTCTGAACAGTCTGTGCAGTGGCTCCAGGGAAGCTTGCAGTGTAGCTAATGGCAGTTGCGTTTCCAGAATTGATGACGCCAGTTTCGTTTGTCATCACCTCAATGCTGGAGTTTAACGGAGGAGCGATCGAGAAAGTAATGACATTGCCCGTCAGAACATAGCTGTCTTTTTCCTGATAGACGCCGTTGATGAAAACGTTGGTTGCTAGGATGGTAGATGGTGCGGCAGAAAGCGTAAAATCAACCTCAACGCCATCACCAACAAAGTCGTTTTTGACAACAGACGCAGATACAGCGGCAGGATCGAAGCCATAGCCTACAGGACTGTAGAGAACGAATTCTTGGCGCTTGTTGCGAATTGTGATCGAGAACTCGCCAGCAGTGTAAAGCAGGGCTGGCGTACCGTTACGATAAGCATAGCCGTTGCTTGTGCGGATTGGCTGCGTAGCAGGAATTGTAAGATTGGCGTCAAAGAACACCTGAATCGGATTCTGCTCAGGGTCTTCGTTAATCTCACCGATATACAGGTAGCCGTCATCCAGCGGCGTGCCGTCTAGATCGGTGAATATTGGGTAAGGGCCAGTAACTTGAGTAAGTGCCATTAGAACTTAATCCCTTGCGTCTTTGGGCTTATAGCCGAAATTATGTTGCAGCGAAAGGTCATTAATCCAGAAGCCGTTTAACTTCTTTACGCATTCCTCGTGCTGCCATAGATTTGCGGAAATCATTAAGAAGTTTCGCTGCCGGAACAGGCAATCCTGTTATGCCAAAAGTGCCAAGAGTATCAACTGCGTTCATAATTGCACTTGATGTTCCAGAGGCATTAATGCTGCCTGGTGGCGATGTAATGATGTCTTTGGTCACATCGTTAATTGTGCTTAAAAGCTCTGCCGTTTTCTTATCAAAAATCACATCAAGTTTGCCGTTCTTCTCTAGGCTTGTAATGATTTTGTTCAGTGCAGCAGGCTGAATTACCGCTTGCCCAGATTCATCTGATGTGATTCCGCGATATGCTTGATCCCTGATCTTTTCCATAACAGAGCCTTGCAATTCGCGCTTTGCACGAACACCGCGAGGGCCAGCACGATCTAGCAAGCCAAGAAGATGCTTTACGCTATCAAGCGGTGTGTTATCTCCAGTGATCTTATCTGTTACCTTCTCAAGAGCAACAAAGCGATCGGTGCTTCCAGGCTTATTGGCAAAGACTTTTTCAACAAGATCGATGTCTTCAAAATCTCTGGCATACTTGGTGCGAGATGCACGCGCCTGCTTATAGACATCGCCGCCAGCGTCCTTGGTTGCGTTATCGATGATATTACGCATATCACGGCCAAAGGTAGCATCCGCAGTACCTGGGCTTGCAACCTTGTTGATAAGCTTACGAATGTCTTCTATTTGGTTCAGGGACATCATCCCTGTTTTATTTGGATCGTTAGCTAATATCTGCTCCTCAACAGTCTTTAGAACTGGAGCTAATTTTTCGCGGGTGGTTGGCGTTTGCTGTGCAATGAAGTCGCTTAATTCCTGATAGCTAACAGGTTCGCGCATCTCACCAGCTTTTTCGGCACGTTTATAAAGCGCACTGGTGCGTGTACGCTCACGCCTTGCAAGGGTTGAAAGCGCATCAGCAATAACACCGCCCTGCTCATATGGATTGTTCCATACTTCAGAACCAGTGCCTTCAATAAACCGCTCGAAGTTCTGGCGCAGTTCTTCTTGCTGTTGTGCCATTCGATCACGAATGGGGCCACCGACTTCATTGTTCTTAGCAAGTTCGCGTGCGCGTTGTTGCTCTGTAAAGTCACGCGTCCGTTGGAATCGTGCAAGTTCAATAGGCACTGGAAGTTCAGCCGCACGTTGAACACGAATTGTTTCCTCGCTGGTGGACATAGCACCGCCACCTGGCCTTGGTGCAGGAGCAACGGTTGGAGCAGGCGAGACTACAGCGCCTGGTACTGGTGCTTCAGGAACCATCGTCGCCGCAGGCGGCATTGCCATGCCAGCAGGGGCTTCGGGAGCGGCTCCTAATGGTATTTCAGGTTGTCCAGTTAATTGTCTAATTCTCGAAGTTACTGCGGGAAGTGCTGCGGAAATGACATCACCAACAACTTTTTCAGCAGGGCCAGCCGCTGTAGCCATAAGGATAGGCTGTGCGTTAAACTCTCCGCCAGCAGCAAACTCAGTGGCTTCTATGCCAGCTTGGGTAGCTCCAGATTTAAGAGCCGCACTCGTAAATGTTGCAGCGCGTCCAGCAGGCGTAAATGCAGCAATGCCACCAATGGCACGAGGAACATCGCTCCAACGAAAGCCAGGTTTTATTCCGTAATCCTTGCCGTCTTGCGATCGAAGGATGTAGTTGCCCTTTTCGTCCTGCCGCACTTCAACGCCAGGATAGTTGGCCTTGATGATGGCAACGGATTCCTCTGGGCTTGTGAACATTGTACCGATACCTGTACGCGCACCAGCAATGGACAGTTCGTTAAGCTCAGGCATGGTTGTCCAGTCAGCAGTAGCCTCAATCTCTGGCGTGCTGCGCTCCGAACCAGTTACAGTCTCAATCGCGCCTTCAATAAGGCCCATGTCCTCAGTAACATCTTCCATTGGAGCGAGGTATGGCTGGAACTGCAATTGACGATTAGTGTCTTCCTGAAGCTTTGCGATAGTTTCAGGCGTTAATGGTGAGCCAACATTCGCTATCGAAATGGCGCTTAGTTCCTCAATAGATTTACCGCTTTGCCAAGCTGCCTGCAAATCCCTTGCGTTTTTAAGGTCAATTTCCGCAACAACGCGATCGCCAGGAAGCGCCGCAGTTAAACCAGCTACAGGAGCTAATCTTTCGCCAACAGGCTCTCCACCAGATTCTTTTAATTGTCGGTTGAGATAATCTTCAGCGCGTTTTAATCCTATTGCAAATTGCTCTGGGCTTTGATTAGGATTCAGGTTTGCAATAGACGAAACAAACCGTTCCTGCTCACCTGGAGTGTTTGCAAGGCTAGCGACACCAGCAGGGTTAATCTTAGCTAGTCGCGCAAGCTGATCCTGAATAATAATACCTTTAAGGATTTCAATTGATCCCTCAAGGTCAGCGCGATTCTGTCCGAGTAGCGAACCAAGAATAGGCGTTTCGCTAATGCCACCAGCCTGCTTCCCTAGTGACAGGAATTTATTGGAAAGATTACGCAAATCTCTAACAGCAGAAATGCCAGTATAAAGCTGCGGAAGTCGATTGGTGTCTTTTTCTGCAACAGGCTTGGCAGTTGGTTGCCCACCGACATCCTTAAACTCTCCGGTTATTGAGCTAACTTGATACACGCGATTAGGATCAAGCCCAGCAGCAGCCTTTTGCTCTGCTGTAGCTATGGAGAATGTTTCCGTAGGCTTTTCAGGCTTTGCAGGCTCTTTGGGTGCAGCAACAATTGGCTGGAGTGACGAAACAGGAACAGAAGCCACATCTTCTTTATCAAACTGATCAAAAGGATTTTTTGCCATTGATTTATTTCCCAATCACTACGTGCCAATGAGGGCCAGTAGCGTTCTTAGATGGATTTTTTACTTCGTCACGCGATTCAATAATGCGATATCCAGCATTTCTAATCTGAGTAACATACTGTTCAAAGGTGATGCCAGGAATTGGGGCAACATCAACCGCTCCAATAGAACTTGCATGAAATGACTTAGGATTCTTTTTTGATAACGGATGACTAGGCCCACGATACCCAGAAGTAATGTCGGCTTGTGGGAATAGCTCACTTATCACCTTCCTCCCGTTCGCGAAAGTTACCAGACGGAGAGCCCGTCTGACCTCCTATGATACGAGATGAAGGGTTTGGATTGCTAGGCGTTCCATATTTCTTATCAAAATCCGCCGCCAAAGAAGGATTCTGCCTTAGCAAATTAACTGCATTTTGTGGAATTTGCGGAGTAACTGATGGTTGTCCACTTGCTATAGCAGCCTGTAAATCCCTTTTCAGGAATAGGCCAACGTTAGGAACTGCCACCCAAGGATCACCTTCACGCTTTGCACGCAGAGCATCTTCAAATTCTGTGGTTCCTGGCTTCTTGCCTTCTGCAATAAGTTCCTTGATGAATGGAGTGTCCATTTGAACATTGGAACCAAAAATCTTTTCATGCGCCTCACCGCCACCATAATTGTATATGATGGTCGATAGCACAGCTTCCCGCGCCTTGGGGTCTGTGGTGGTGTTGTATGTTGCCTTAGCGCGTTCAAATGTCTGAGCTAGGTCTGGACGCTTTGAGTTCTTCAACGCCTCAATGCGCTCATCAAATAGCTTATTCACATCTTCCGGCCTGTTTTCTCGATTGAGAATAAAGGCAGTTTGCGATGCTTCAAGAATGGCTTTTTGATCGCCTTCGCCCATCATCTTGCGATAGCCTTCGACTTGCTCTTTCGCTTCTGGGTACTTCAGATAGAAGCTAGCAAAAGATTGCGTGTCTGGCTTTTCCATAAGCGCAGCCAAGTCCGTTTGAAGGCTTTTCTGCCTTTCCATCTTTGCTCGACGGTCTTGCTCTGCCCGTTGCAACGCAACAGACTGCAAAAATATTTGCCTTGGATCGGAGGCAATAGAGTAATCTCTAGCCATTAAAATAATCCCTTGCCTATGCCGCCAACTTCACCAAGTATGTCACTGAACATTTTGCCCCGTGCCAAAGCTCCACCAGCTTGCGCTTCGCCACGCTGACCAAGAAGATTTGCAATGCTACTAGCAGCACTCATGCCAGATGCACCAACACCAGCAGCCGATTGCTGACCTAGCTGTGTCAAGCCACCCAAGCGGCTATATTGCTGCTCAAGGAACTGATTCAACAATGCGGGACGGAACTGCGCTAATGCGCCTTGTACGTTGCCACCACGAAGGCCACCAGTTGCCGAAGCGTTCTGGAGGATAGCTTCTTCTTGCTGCCGCGCTAGAGACTGGAATAAAGGATTCTGCTCTTGCTGGGTTACATATTCTTGCTGTGCTTCAGGGCCAGCAAGACCTAATGCCGCCATTTGCGCTTGTAGAGCAGGGCCACCAGCCTCAGTGTATGGTTGCAGTAACGTCCGCAGTTGTTCGCGTGCCGCACGGGTTTCTTCAATACCAGCTTGCAGTGAAGCAGCCTCAATGTTGGATGCTTTTTTAGCGGCGCTACCCTTTATTAAAGAGCCGCCAATGCTAGTTGCAGCAGCAATACCAGTGACCGGATCAGGCATCAGACATTTCCTTCATATATTCCTCAAGGCTTTCGCCATAAAGCTTTAGCACAACGTGACCTATTTCCATTGCCGCTTGCGTGCCGTGAACCAACTGCACTGTAGCAAGAACAATATCATAATATCCAGCACGCCAAACAAAACTAGTAGCGCACGCATTCCCAGATAGCTCAACAGTGTCAGACGCCTTCCACTTTAGGATTGCAGTGCTGACAAGGGGAAGCAATACTAAAGCGTGGGCTTGATAGAATGGGTTTGACGGCAATCCTACTAAAGCAGCCCAAATCGCCATGTCAGCATCGTCACGGTCTATCTTGTCGCCATCAACAATGTCATCGAAAAGCTGAACAACTTGCCATAGGTCAATTAGCCACTCAACGGCATCTTCGGGCAAAGCTAATGCTTCCACAAAGTTCCGACGCAACCAGTATTCAGGCGTTCCGCTTTTAAGCATAACAAGCTCTCTGCTATTGAGCTACAGGCTGCTCTTAAACGCTCTGTAGCCAAACCATAACACAATCAATCTTCAAATTCAAACTCTCGTTCTTCCCACGCTTGACAAGCACGAAGATCATGACAAATAAAGCTGAATTTGTGACAATAACCACGAAATCCAGCGTCAACATCCCAATCATTCCAAGGTATCTTGTCCATCTTGGCTTGTGTCAAGGTGCTGTTATCGTAATATTCGCAGTTGGAGCAGCGGCGGCGACGAGCTTCTTCTTCGTCTACTTGCCACGCATTAGCTAGTGCTGACCAGTATTCAGGGTTAGCACCACGCTCATTGCTGGGATTCTCAGGGCCAAGCATCCAGTCATCAATGACCATCTTGGTGTTCTTCTTGTTCTCAGCAGTCGTGATAAATGGTTCGCTTTCACGAAGCCCACCGAAACCTTCGATAATAAATGCTGGCTTTTTCATTAGCTCACGAGCCTCCCAGATGCACGAATGTTGATAGCTGAAGCTGTGCCAGCAATCGTTGAGATGAAACCCGCTGGCGGGAGAACGTGTCCAACCAATTCAGGGAACGTATAAGTTTCCGCTGGCTGGAGCGTTTTGGTCTTGACAATCAAGTTGTCGTTTCCTGCGCTTCCAGAAGCAGCCACAAGGTTGACGCTGATTGTCGCAGCACTAGCGCTGTAGTTAGTCGCTGTGAACTTATCGATGATCGTCTGCACGCCAGTGGACGTATATTGCGTTGTTTGCGTGTTCTCTGCTGTCTTGGCAGGGATGATATTACTAATAGATACGGCCATATCTTATTCCTTAATACAGCAAGTTGTTAAACGAGGCGGCTTGCATAATAACCCAATTTGTGCCGTTTGACACTAGTGTTGCCCAATTACCAGAAACATTAGTCAAAATAGCAGTTCCCGCAGAGCCGCCGCCTTGCGGAATTACGTTGCTGGAAGCCGAAACAAGGTTCTGATCTTGGTTGTTCTGGAACGTAAGATAACGCCCAGGAAATGTCGCAGCGGACGGAAGCGTCACAGTGCAAGTCGATCCAGACTTGTTATTGATAATCCATGTCTCGCCATTGGCAACCGTAAAGTCCGCAGTCTTGGTAACAGGAACGCCGCCAGTGCCTGCAATAACAGAAGACGCAGGAACGTTCTCCCAGCGCAACTGAGTGCCGTCATATTGAAGCAAGTCGCCGTTTGCTAATCCAGTAATCTCAACGTTGCTGTCAGTAGCGCCGAGAGCGGAGCCAAATGTAGGACGAACAAACAAGATGCCGTTAGTGGCTGCGTGAACCACAGAGGCGACAATAACTTTAGGATTCGGCGCGGTAGGGACGTTCTTGGTCAACCCGCCAGCAACGGCTGGGTTATAATATAGTATCTGACCATCAACCCAAGCTTCAACGCCACCTGTTGTATTGACGCCCTTGACTTCGCCAAACCAAGTTACATAGCCCCAGCCGTTGTTGGCTATGTTTTGCGTTGCTACACCCATGATGTATTCGCTTTGGGTGGACGTTAAGCCAGTAGCCGGAGCGCCACGCAGTCCGCCAGATGCACCAACAGTGCCAGTGAACATAACGACTTGGCCTTCAGTAATATTTGCTGAAGCCTTGACGCGGTAATATGTTTCCTCGCCAACGTGCTGGATGACTTCGCCGCTGTCCTCCATGACAATGTTGAGCGTCTTGATAGCGTCGGCATCATCCCAATAGACTGTGCCATTTGCAGCGGGGCCAGTAGGATAGCCGCTAGGCTGCGTGTTGAACTGAAGCCAAGGAATATTGTCCTGCTGAAGTGGAGCCATCGTGCCAAGCTCAGCGCGGGGCTGCACAGCAAAGCCTTGCGCTAGATTGTCAACCTTCTGATCCAGCGAGGCAACGCCAGAGTTGGCGTCCGATGCCGTATTGATTAGCGCAACAAGTTCAGCCAGCGCCATAATCTGAGCAAGAGCGTCATTGGCCGCTTGGCCGGAATTGCCAGCAGCAAGCTCAACGCCTGGTATAATATCGTTTGTGTTTGAATTAACAGTCGCAAACAGTCTCTCGAACTGCTTGATTTGCTCGAAGTCCTGCAAGAACGACGCAAGCTGGTCGCGTGTTAGATTCAGCCGAGTAGGGGTTGCCATTAGTAGGCTAACGGCTCGATCGCCGCCTCTAGTCTAGCAAACGACATATGCGCGTCTGACGTTCCTTGGAATCGCTGTATGCGCCAGTTACGCATCCAACCCTGTTGGAACCACACCAAACGCTTTGCACGCTGTCCTGTAGTGCCAGCCTTAATGAACTTCTGCTGGCTCCACGTTTCGCCATCAGTCGAATAGCTAGTGTTGATTGTCGGGTCGATACCATATGCAGCCGCACCAGTTAGGCCAACCAACTCAAGGTTCTGAATGATTGCGCCACGACCTTCGTTATAAACAATCGTTGTGCCAAACTCCCAGCGCACCTTTTGCCCGTAATGGGTTGAGATGTTGCTGACCATGTAGCCTACAGCTACATCTGTTGGGTCGCCAACCAACCACTTGTCATAGCACCACACAAGGTTCTGTGCGCGATACTTCGAGAAACCTACCAAGCTACTTGTCAGAGTGAACCAAACTGGCTGGCCCAAGTCCTGCGTTGCCGATGCGTCAAATACAAGCGTGCGATCGGGCAAGTGAATATATAGATGCTCGTGTGCCTTATCATTACGCGCTTCTAGCTTGACCGTAGACAGTTGTGCTTCAGTAAACTCAAGCAGGATTTGGTCTATCTCTTGCGTGCTAATCTTCTTGGCTGTGGCATTAGCGCCAAGATAAACGCCAGGGGCTTCGTTAAACCCGCTACCAAGGAATGCGATGTTTTCAAGATAGACGCAGCAAGCATGAGTTCCGACAACGCCCTTTTCAATCTGAGCGCCCTCAATGCGCTGGAACGGAAACAGGTCACCGCCTACGTTGTCAAAGACTTCGATGGTGTTTCGGTTCAGCGCGTATATCTCATTGCGTAGCTTGAGCAGTGCGACAACTGGATCTGGGTCAATTTCAGACGAACCGTATTTCAGGGGATTAACCTGTGTCGGGTCGCTTAGTTCCGTAACGATAAGAAACTCGCCATCAGTGGTCATGAAGTAGCCATCTACCCAAACCACATCCAGAACGATTCCAAGGTCAGGATCGGTGACTTGAACAAGGCCAAGGCTGGGAGACCAGTAAAACAGGTCTTCGTTAGAGGCGATAGCCAAGCGATCGAAGCTGTAGTCCATCGTTACTAGCTGACCATTGTTTCCAACGTCACCCAGAATCGTTATAGCGCCTGTGCTGGACACTGTGACGAGCTTAGAACCCATCACGCGATAGCAGACGCCATTCCAGTTAATTCCGCCACGATCGATGCCAGGGCCAGTGCCGTTAGCCACCAAGCCATCAGCAGGGCGCAAGAAGCCTTCGCTTATACCATTACTCTTTGGCACTGGAATCATATTGACAGGATAGGACGTACGAAAGTCCGGCCCATTGTCCGTGTAGATTCCATTGACTATCGGAATTTGAACCATGTTTTATCCGACAAAGTTAGAGGAGGATGTAGCCGCCATCCTCAAGTAATAGAAAGTCGCCGTTCTCTTGCAACAAAGCGCCTAGCACTGGGCCACCACCTGTGTTGAAATAGCGGAGGCGTGAGCGCAAACGCGTCAGCAGGAACATTAGAAGCCCTCGCCAGGAATGATGTGAAGCGAACCACCGCCAGCAGGAGCGATGTAAGCAATCGTATCATAGTCGCGGAACTTGGAGATGGTAACCTGACCATTTGGCGGAACAAGGTAATCAGCAGTCGTTGCAGTAACGCCAGCAGGCCCAACGCGCACAAAGCACTCAACCGAATTGCGGCTTGTGATGCAAAGCGTTTCGGTAGCTACAGGCAAAGTCGTGCTAGCCGTTGTGTTACCAGGTGTTACTGCAAAGCCACGACCAAAGGCGGGTGCAAATGTTTCAATATCAGCCATAATAAACTCCTTTAGTTTCCTTAGCGTAAATTGCGCTATCTGTCACCACTTAGTCTTGTCAGCCCAAAATGCTGCTGACATCTTGCCTTTAGCTATGTTCTTTGCGTGCCTAGCCTTAAAAGATGCACGCTTCTTCTTCATCGCTTCAGACTCGCCTTTCTTTGGCGATCCAGCAGTCTTAGCGCCCTGCTGTCCAAATCGAATGGTCTTTATCTTGTCGCCTACTTTAGCGACAACAATGTGGGACTTCTTCGGATGGTCAGGCGTGCGTTTGGGTTTATTGTAACCGCTTACGCCTGCCCTTTCCAGTCGAGAGTCCTTAGGCATTAGCCTACTTTCCACACAGTGCCATTGCTGTAGACGGGAACGAAGTTAGAGCCACCGCCTGCAACAGTTGCACCGAATGTCGCAGTGCTGCCGTCAGTGACAAAAGCGCGTGCGCCAGTGTTGCCAACAGGATTTGGAAGCTGGGCAAAGGTCGATGGCGTTGTTTGAACCGTAGACGCAACCACATTGCTGAAGTTGGCTTCCATATAGGTAATCATCGTTGTCACAGAACAACGACGCGCATCACCTTGGCTTGTTACATAAAGCGGGAACTGATCTCCACCTGATACCTGAGTAACGGTAGGAAGCTGATTAATTGCAGGCATGACTTAACTCCATTCAATAGGGCCGTCAGGCCCAGCGTCAACAGGATCGACAGGTAGCATGACGAAAGGATTATCCCAGCGCCAAGGTTTGTTGCCCTGACCGATTGGCATTGTTTCAGGTAGCTGCTGTTCAAGCGGGAATGCGGCTCTTTGCAGTAGCGTGTTATATGCAGCCTTAGCGGTTGTCTTTGTGTCAGCAGCGACAGCCTTACCATATCCAGGCGCAATACGAATGGCTAGATTGGTAATGATTGCTTCCCATGCGCTGTCAGGCACAAAGGTAGGCTCGTCTAAGTCGCTGTCCTGTGGGCTGCTTGGCATTGAATAACCCAAGCGCAGTCCTTTAGCGTTCCACTCAGCCATCATAGCGTCAAGGCGGTTAAGCGCACTCTGTAGCTGCTCTGGCTGTAGATCGAACACATATTCCGCCATGCCTATTTCTTCAAAGGCGGCGGACACGAACTGGCGCTTGCTATAACCCATTTATTCCTCCAACGCCTTCGCAATGCGTTCAGCTAGCTTCTTATCAGAAGTTCGCCCATCATACGATACATTTAGTTCTTTAGCCTTGGCCTCAAGCTCCTCACGGGTTGGGCCAGAGACTTCATCAATCTCATCTTCAACGGGTTCCGCAGGTGCAGCAACCTTTTTGGCTGCTTTGCTGTCCTTAGCTTCTTCGTAAGACGCGAACCAACCCTTCGCAATTAATGCGTCAAATGCCTCTTTGTCCGCAGCGGGGCGAGTAGCATATGTGCCGCCACGAGGCTTCTTGAAAGGGCCTGGTGTGCGATAGAGAATGGTTGGAAAGTCGGTCATTTCTTTTTTGCCTTCTTTGGCTTTGCGGTTTTTGCGGATTCTTTGAAAGCGGCAGCAGTTGGTGCGCCTTTGCTTCCTACCTTACGCATACGCTCAGGTGTCTTGCCAGCAGCCTTCTGCCTCTCAATGCGCTTACGTTTGGCATTGATGTTTGCATAGAGACCAGGCTTCATCATTTCTTTTTCCCTTTAGGAGCCTTGCTTGGCTTACCAGCCTTCATAGCAGCTTTCTTCGCTACGTTCAAAGCAATCGCAATGGCTTGCTTTCTAGGGCGTCCAGCCTTTTCTTCCATCTTGATGTTTTTGCCGATGCTTGAACGGCTGTAACCTTTTTTAAGTGGCATCTGACTATCTCCTACAGGAAATGAAAGGGGAGAGCCGAAGCCCTCCCCAGTCTTATTAAGTTTGGTTGAACAACAGAATCCCAGCCATTTCTGGGTTCGTCATTACCACACCATACAGTGTGTCCAGCGTGTAAAGCGTCTGGAAGGTCAGTGGGTCGAACTTCTTGGTCATGACCAATTCGATGCCCTGATCTGTCGATGCACGCATTACGTCAACGCCAGCGCCATCTGGAACAGCATAACGACCAGGCAACAGCTCGATCGAATCCTTACGCCAGAATGGGTTGATGTTCGAAGCAGCAACGTTCAAGAAGTTGAGCGGAGCAGCCGAAGCAGCAGCTACCAGTTCAACGTTCTTGTATTGCAGTTCAGCATCAGTTGCCGGAGCAGTCGCAGCGATGATTGGAGGGCTGATGACCAACGTTGTGCCGCCAGCAGGGACGTCAATAACGCGGAAGGTCTTCAGTTCGCCAGTCGAACGCTTCGTGATGTGGTGAACAGCTTCGATACCGTCGATCGTGAACGCATCACCAGCAACAACGCCAGCAGACGATGATACAGTGACAGTTTGATAACGGTTATCAACGTTCAGGATGCCGCCAGTCGAAGTGGTTGTCGCCTGTGGAACATACTGAGCTTGAGCGCCAGTGGTGTTGATGGTGACAGTTGCCGAGTTTGCAGCGCAACGGTTAGCATAGTCGAGCTTGTAGGTCTGGAAGCTTGCGACTTCACCGACGAACGAACGCTCATATGCGTTAGCCGACTTGTTGCCAGTGAACGAACGAGTCGCTACTGCCAAGTTGCCTGCCATGCCGTTATAATCGCGGCTCGACAATGCGAGGTAACGATCGCCAGCCATAACGCCCTGTTCGTTCATGATGCTGTCGCAAAGTGCGATGTCATCATAGTCGCCAGCAGGGGTTGCAACGTCAACAACGAGCGTACCTTGAGCAGCAGCCAAGTCCATAACGGAAAGGT